TTATCAACTAAAGTGACGATTCTCTTTACAAAGGTTTGTCCTTGATTATTAAGGACAGGTGGACATAATTTTTTTGAAAGAGATATGTCGAAGTCTCTTTTTAAACCTGCGAATGCAGATTGTTTTAAAGCTAAATTGCTCATATTTTACTCCTATTGGGACACAATCCCAATGATTATTGTAATTAACAAGACAACCACGAGTTGTCTTACCATAGTATTTAGGAAAGAAAAGATTCTAAACTCCCCTTTTCCTCATACTTACTTGCATGTGGCCCAATAGGTTTTTCTGATTTACCAGCTTGTCCTTTAGTTGCAACATGTTCATCACAATATGCAACACATGACAATCTAATACCATCACCTGTTATTGGAGTTACCCCATGCAATTCATTTGAGTCTGCAATTAAAACATCACCATCGTCAGCTTCAATTGCAATCCCATATCTTGGGAAACATAGATATGCACCCCCAAAATTTCCGATTCGAAAAACACACATTGTGGTTAATCCGAATTCTAAATCTTTACCATCAACATGAGCAGACATCTTTGCTGTCCCCTCACTTGAGTATTTGTTTGCAGATAAAGCTGTAATTGGAGCTCCACCTATATGATATTTCTCTTCAATACATTCATCTGCAAAGTTTCTTTGTAGTTTCCATACTTCTGGAACACCTTTCTTTAATGCTTTCTCATTTTGTACTGCAATGTTTTTTAGTATTTCGTACTTAGGTTGGTTTGATTTCTTTTCCATCCAACCACTTGCACCAATCATTCCAGTGAACCTACCTCTCTTATATCCTATCAATACAGAATGTATTGCATTTGCAGATGCAATCCTATTAAACTCACCATTCTTTTTAAGTGGATAATATGAGTTTGGTGTTCTTAGTACATAATCTTTACCTTCTATCAATCCTTGTTTTTCCATTGCCCGTGGGTCGATTGGCCCAGCTGCATTTGCTCTCATAGTAGATACATCATCTATAGAGTATAAAGTGTCTTTTACTTGTTGGTAAGTGTCACCTTGGTAAGCATTCTTTACAATACATGCAAGAATAGGTTTATCAAACAATGAACCACTTGGTTTATGTATTTTTATGATATCATCTTCTACTCCAATAGAAGATACAACAGTATCGTAAGAGGTTTCATCCAACCACTTACCATTCCATTTATCGAATGTTTCTTTAAATCCTAAGTCTGTTTTTGCAGTGAGTTCCATGGTTCTAAGATTTGTTTCTTTATCTCCTCTACTATGTAGTACAACTGTAATGGTGCAACCATTAATCCTATTCTTGCACCTTTATCGTTGTAGTCCCCAGTCATCTTATAATCATTTGGTAATGTCATAAGTCTGACCATTTCTTTTGGTGTGTATATCCTCTTACCACTATAATGGAAGTGATTACCACCCATAAATTTTGGTTGACATCCTTGTTCTGTTAAGGAATGTGCTGGAAGATGTTTTGGAACAATCCTTGACATATAGTAAGAATGTTTTTCATCTTCTGGTTTTAAGTGACCATTTTTAATTTGTTCTTGAAACCAAGGTTTAACAATATCATCACCTATTGATATATAAGGTCTATTACCCATTTGGTCTCTAACACCATCTAATCCTTTGCAAGGGCCACAATGTGCAAGGTCTGGGTCTGGATGTGTTTCAAATCCATTTACCCAATGTGATTTTGATGAGTCGTTCATTGCATCTACAAGGTATTCTGCATCTTTGATATTTTCTTCATCATCTATCAAGTCATCTATAGCTTCACCTATTGATACTCTTTGACTTGTTGGTTCTGGAAACAATCCACTTAAACACATAAAAGGTAAACCAATTGTATCTAATACATCATCCCTAACTGCAATTATAAACACTCTTTCCCTCTTCTGAGGTACTCCATGTTCATGTCCTTTCATAATCTTCCAAGTAACTGAGTATCCTATCTTTTCAAAGTCTACAATCATCTTGTTAAGATGGTCTCTTGCATAATCCATTGATAGACCTTTTACATTTTCACATACAATAACTTTAGGCATCATTTCTTCTGCAATTCTTATTTGTTCCCAAGTAAGGTCTTCGATGTTTTGTTGTTTCATTCCATATGCCATCTTCTCTTGATTCCACCCTTCTCTTTTAGAACCAGCCATAGAGAAAGGTGGACATGGTGGTGAACCATCTAAGATATCTAATTCATATTTTTGAATACCAGTCATTTCCATAATGTTCTTACCAGTAACTTCTTTGATGTCTTTACATTCATGAACTGTGTTAGGGAAGTTTGCAAGATAAGTATCAACATGAATTTGTTGAAACTCATTCATATATCTTACATCACCACCAGCAAGTTTATATGCACACGATGAACCACCACCGCCTGCAAAGAATGTGATGTAATCAAATTTCTTTTTTTCTGATTCGTATTTTAAATCATCTAATGTATATTGAAAATAACTCATTTGCCTTCTGCCCATATATCTGGAAATGGTAATGCTTGATACATCTTACCATCTAAACTCCAATCGTAATCTGTTTCTTCTTCACCAAAATAAATTGATTCTGGAAATATATCAAATGCAATTGTCACTCTTGGTTTTTCTTCTGTCCAAGGAGACGATGCGTGTTCGTATCCACTTGCAGAGTATATCAACATATCATTATAGTCTTGATGGACAACCCACTCACTCTCTGGTTGTTTTGGGCCTATTCTATAAGTGGTTGTAGATGGTTCTACATTTGCACAATAGAATCCATGATAAATGTGTGGATGCAGATGTTCTATATGTTTATGAAAAGGTATGTGGTCATATTTACTCTTGTTATAAACATTAAACCATCCATGTATATAGTATGATTGTTCTGCTTCTCTTACTTGAGGATTAGAATAGAAAAATTTATTCAGGCTCCAATAGATATCTGCAAATGGTCTTAGTCCAAATGTAAATGGATTGTAAGTAGCAAACTCTTGACTATCTTTTGTATCTAAATCAAATTGATGTTCGTGTTCCATGTCTGACATGTCTGCACCTTCTTTAGATGCACGAACATATGCACGAAGATTATCACTAAATTGATTTGGTGTTGCAATTCCATCTTCATCATGTGCAAAGTATGGATGGTTTTCATGTTCTATACACCAATCAGTAATAAACTCATGGTCTATTCCACAATCCTTTTGGATAAAAAAATCAGAACTCTTTAGTGCCACTTCTATCCTCATATTCTAAACAGACAATTACTTTGTCTTCTTTTCTAACTCCACTACTATACAAATGTTGATACATTGCATCTGCACCTTTTTTGATACCAGCTTTCTCACCATGCCAATACGAACCTATTATACAGATTGATGTCACCAATAATACAACTATATCTATACCAAACATATTACCACAATGCCCATAATGTAACTACTACAACTGTTAATACTAACCACTGTTCTACTTCCATCTACATTCCATCATCAATTCTGTTAAACATGCAACGATGTTTACTTCTTGGTCAACCACGAATGCCGATTTATAACTGTAGTCTGCAATAATAATTACAGCCTGTGGAATACTTTGTGGTTCAAGTACATCATATAATTTATCATATATTTTTCTGAATAATCTTACTGGGTCATTATCAACATTTTGTGCAACCCATTTTCTCATATCAGTGAATCTTTTTGTTTTGATGTGTCCCAATAATTCTGCAACACTTTCGTCTGCAATATTAGATAAGATACCTACATCTATACTACCGCTTACTCCATACCTTTGTAGTTCATTAATAGTTCTACGAAAGTCTGGAAAGTATTTCATTACCAGTTCTTGTAAGACTTCTGAATTATATTTTACACCTTCATCATCAAGTATCATCATGAGTCTTGCCATGAATACAGATGCAAGTCTTGGTCGTTCACTAGGTGGTATCTTGAAATCAATAACAGTACATCTTGAATGCAAAGGTGGGATTAATCTGTTTTTATAATTACATGTAAATATAAATCTACAGTTCTTATGAAACTCTTCTATGAATCCACGAAGTGCTGGTTGTGTTGATTGTGCATTCAGATAGTCAGCCTCATCAAGGATAACTACTTTGTTTCCACCTTGTAGTGAAACTGTAGATGCAAAGTTTTTGATTTTAGTTCTAAGAACATCGATTCCAGATTCTTCTGAACCATTGATTAAGATATAATCACAATTATGCATTTCACATAATGCTTTTGCAATTGTGGTTTTACCAGTACCAGCAGTACCAGTAAGAATCATGTTTGGTATTTCACCTTTGATATCAAAGAATGTTTGTTTGATATCAGCTGGAAGGACACAATCCTCTATTGTTCTTGGTCGATACTTCTCAACCCATAAAAATTCATCACTCATATATTCACCATTTCATTATAAAGATGACTCATAATCCCACCATTATGAACCGAGTTCAACCCCAGAGAGAGAACAGTTGAACACCCTTGGATACCAATGTCTAGTACCTACAGAAGTATTTATCACGAACCAAATACTGAATCTGGTTCTAGTGCAATAAAATACTCAAGTCCTTTATTCTTTGCAACAAATTGTGCAAGTCCTTTAGATGAAACATACACTGTATATTCATCATCAACAATCTTAATGTTTTCCATTTTAAAGTTCATGGAATAAGATTGTCCATCACCATCTGCAATCACTTCTGTAAATTGATTACTAGTTGGATTCTTTTTATCTCTAACTGATAGAGATACAACATTACCATCACTTTCCAATACCAAATCAGGCAATGATAGTACCGAGCTTGCTTTCTTTAATTTAGAAAGTAAATCATCATTCATATCAAATACAATTTCTGGATTTGGCATAGTGATATCTTTTTCAGGCGGTGCAATAATCATTGATGATTCTGCATAGTTATATGTTGCACTTGCACCATTACCACTAATGTTAACAGAATTAGAACCGAAGTCAAACTCTGCATCATTGCCTAACAACGAAATTGTTGCAAGGAACTCTGGAAGGTCATATACAGAAAACTCACTTGTAAAATTGTCTTCTATAGTTGCTTTACCAAAGATATTTTTCATAGGTGAAATCGTTTTGATTTCATTACCTATATGTACTGTAATACCATTATTGATACTACTAAAGTTTGTTAAAACTTCTAATGTACTGTCACTTATTTTCATAATATATCCTCTTGATTAACTCTCATTCTTGTCCACTGTATCATGCACATAGAGAGCCATTAGTGCATAGTGTAAAACTTTCATTAAGTCTGCACGATTGTATCCATTCTTCTTACCATACCTTTGTGCGTACTTTAAGATGTTACCCATGCAAAAACCTTCTCCATGTCCACCATCTATAATAAATTCTGTTGCTTGATATTTGTTCTGAGAGTAATGTTGTTTATATGTATTATCGACATACTCCTTAAACTGAGTAATCAGTTCATCTTCATTGTATTTGTAATTTATTTTTTCAGACATATATCTATTATCTCACAAAACTCGTATTTGTCAACAGTAAAACTCCAACTCTTTTTTCCAGTTGTTTTTATTAGACTCATAACTAGGACTATTCAATTGACAAACTATAAGTCTACCACCATCCATATCTAATCTAATACTATCTGTTTGAAAACTACCACCATTCACATCATGAACAGTTGCAGTAATGATGCCACTCTTATCTTCACATGGAAGATTTTTAATTAATTTTATAAGTTCTTCTTTTCTCATTTGTAAAATATGTGTTCGTTAATTCTTACAGTTTCATTTAATGAATCTGCCCAATATGGATTTACATATACAGAATGATAGTGTGTCGC